AAATTTATTATCATCAGATGAAGAGCCTAAAACCACTTGTCTAATTATTAACGCAGGAGCTACAGGACATTTAGGCGTTATATCAAATGAAACTGTTCCTGTTGGTGTTATTGTTACTACTGCTGTTGTAGGAGTTGAAGCGTTTTTAATAAAACTTACAGTGCTATTTCCTGTAATACTTTGGTTTATTACCGCTGCACTATTCCAAACCACTTGTAAATTAACCGTACCACTTACGTTAAAATCAAATACTACCGACCCTTGAGAGCCTCCTAAAACTAAAGTATAAGAAGAAGCGTCTGTAACATTTTGTCTAGATAAATTAGACCCACAACTTACTGGAACTACAGTAACAGGTATTGGTAAATTATTACTTGACAATACAAACTCATTCATATAAGGATCAAATCCTCCTAATTTTTGTGTTTGAAACCCTGTAGTAAATGTATTTCTAAAAAAAGATCTCATTCCTATTTCTGAAATAACCTCTAATTGCTCAGAAGGCCCGTTGCCTGTTAATTTTAAAACTACATTTCTTTTAGCGTCAGTAAAATATTTGTCAAACCCATAAGTAACAAAACTTTCGGGGTTATGACTAATTCCAAACTCTTCTACTCTTGCTATCTGTGTACCTAAAACTTCTGCTGTATTTGTTATAGCTCCACCAGCTGCTGCGCTTGATAATAAGTTTTTACCTGCCAACACATAAGATATTTTATCTTCTTGCAAAACAAGTATGTCAGTTTCTCTAGCACTCAATATTTCTATACTACCATAACTAACTTCTAAATCTTTAAAATTAACTAACCCTAAATTAAATTCATTTAATTTGTTTACGTTAGTTTCTTCGTTATAAGTGCCACTATAAGTTAAGCCAGCAAATCTATCAGCTTTTTTAAAATCTTGCTGAGAAACAGACGTTACTCTTTGCCCTAAAGTAAATGATTGACCCACTAAAGAGTCTTCTACTTTAAAACTTTCAATGCCATTTCCAAAAGCAAAACAATCAAAAGACCCTAAAGTAATTAAAGCTGGAAGAGTAATCGTTTGATTTTGATCACCTGTTGTATTTCCTGCCATATGAAAATTATTAGTGATGTCGTAAGCTTTATCATCTTCGTAATATATATCGTTATCTACGTCAATTGGAATAGTCTCAAAAGAAACAAGACTGTTAGCAAGTTGGACTGTTATCCTCCCATTTACTCTAGAAGGCCTTCTTCCAACACCTTGAGTCCCAGATTTTACTCCAAAAAATAAAAAATTTGTTTGATTAGTTCCTGTTGACGGTGCTCCACCATTAGTAGTATAAAACAAATAACGATTGTTACCTTCATTTTGAGGAGGGGAAAATGGATTATTAGGAAGACTTGCTTGAGAGGGTAACGTAGCAGCTGTAAAAGGAATAAAGACATTATCGTTAGCGTTTTCATCTCCACTACTAGTGTCAGATCCACCTTTAAAATCTATGTTTTCTCCCACTACAAAATCATAGAGGTTATCATAATTTACGGAAGCTTGAAATGTTTTGTAGTAAGTATATGTTCTTTGCCCTGCATTATTTCCTCTAGCAAATCTATTAAAAAAAAGATCAAACGTCACTAAACTACCTTCAGGAATAGCAAGGTTTACATCATCTGTTGTTGTGTCTCTAAAACAAGGTATACCTATTGAAGGATAATTTCTTCTAGACCTATCACTAACTTGCCCTGAGTCAAATGCTGTAGTTTCTTCAGAAGTATCTACATTAAATGTTGAGGGTTTCATCTCCATATACAAGCCTGGTAATTCAGAAATATATGGCTCAACCTCAACACCCCCTACAGTTGTTGTTATGCTTGCGGAAGGAGTTAAAAAGTTCCGACCTTGAGGTCCTACAGTTAAAGCTTCCGCAGTTTGATATGTTCTTACAGCGCCATAATTATCTGTCTTAACCCTTAATATATCTCCTGTTTGAACTTTGTTTTGATTTTGCCCTTCAAGTTTAAAATACACAGTATTGGTAGTAGTGTCTTGATAATAAAAATTACTAAAAATAGTTTCATAAGGGCCTTCTGCTCGTTTAATTACAAACTTATATCTTGTAGCCCAAGCTGGGGGGTTCTGAGTGATAGGTATTGTAACTTTAATTTGATTCTTATTAATAGATCCAGACGCAGGAATAAAAACAGTATTATCGGGTGAAACTAAAGCTGTAGTGCTTCTTAAGTATTCGTCCATATAAACTATCCCTACTTCATAGTTTCTATTACTGTGTAAGCTTTTTGTATTTCCGTTTCCTAAAAAAGTAACCTCAGTTTGTGTAAAATTAAAATAACCATATAAAGGAGCTACAACTCCACCTGCTACTTGACTGTCTATAAATTTCATTGCAGGTATTTGCAGACTTACAATATTACTTCCTTGAGTAGAGGTTATTAAAAATCCTTGATCAAGACCTGTTATTCCACTTGCATTTTTAGTCCATATTATATTCGTATCGCTATCTACAGGATTAAGCACTGCACAATTAAAAACATCAGTATAACTACTTCCCGCAGTACAAGCATTTACTATAGGCTGAAAATAATCTATAATAGTTCCTATTGACTGTTTAAAAGGTGTGCTATTAACCATCTCCCATACAGTTCCGTATGCTTGTGGTAAAGTAAAAACTGTGCTAATAGAAGTGCTAGGCTGTTCTCCAGTTGTAGTAGTGGAGTTTCCTGTGTATTTATTAAATAAAAATGTAAAATCAAAGTTTAAAAAAGCACCACTTTTTAATAATCCAGCTATTTCTGTAAAATCCATAGTAACAGTACTGCCTGCTATAGTTTCAGAAGTGTCTATGGTATAGTTTATTCCACTTGTCAAAGTAGGTTCAATTTCTATAACATCTATTTCCTCAGACAATGCTCTTGCTTCAAAAGTCATTTGACAGTTTACCCCATTTAAATCCACAACATCTCTACCGTCTTCATAATTACCATACACAAGTCTGTTAGCCATGACTGTTTGTGCTTTAGCTACTAAAGGCACGTTATCATATAATCTTAATAATTCGCTTTCTGGCAAAACTGTATAAATTTTACTATTAGAAAAACTTTGAGTTTGTGTAGAATTATCTGGCCATCCGAAGTCAGCCTTTTTAAACTTTTCTATTACATTTAAAATATTAGAGTTAGAAAATTTAAATATTAAATCTATGCCTATTACATTTGAACTTCCAGTGTTAAAAGATACATTGACCGCATTGTAAATGTTTTTCATTCCACCATTTAAATTTGTAGCTACATCTAAGCTAAAAATTCCAGGAACAAAAGCTATGTCGGTAAACTGAGATAAAGCGCTATACTCTTCATCTAGGTATTGATACCTGTAAGCAAATGAAATCATACGAGTTTCCATGTAGTTGGCTTCAGTAGCCTGGGTAAGAAGATTAATCGTTGGAGCGGCAATTGGAGGTTGAACGATTACATTTAAATCAAACTCCGTTACATTAGGATAAGATTTTGTTATGTTTATTTTTCTTGGCGGATTTTTATCGTCTGTAAAAAACAATAAATCACCTATTTTATTTACTCCTGTAATTAAATATTTTGAATCAAAATTCAGCACATTACCCGTGTCAACCACATGGTAATTTATTAAAGTGGTTTGAGTTTCATAAGACACAATCATATCTACAGCATCAGAAGCAACAAACCAATACATAGTTTCGTTTGATCCATCATCGTATGCCCCAATACATAAAGCGTCAGCAGCTAACAAAGTTCCATTGTTATACTGTAAAGTTGTTAATTGAGTATTTCCTTTAGAGTTTTCTAAAGCTCCTATTTCGGTAGTTTCTGTTGCTCCTAACCTTACATTGGTTGCTGAGATGTATTCTCCAGGCGGAACGAGTCTTTCGTCCACACTTTGGTTCATACGCCCTGCAATGAAATTTGTTGTTATTATTGGCATCTTACTTTAACCATTTATCCTTTCCTCTCATATTCATTAAGAGTCTTCCGGGGTGAATATTACTTAATCTTATTTTAGCATTTCTTAATAAAGATGATTTATCTTTTCTATCTCTATTAACAATATATTCTTGAACACCTAATTTACTATTTAATATAGAATACTTAATGTAAGCGTATATAAATTCTTCAAATAATTTATTAACACTAATATCTGCATCTACTCCTTTTTCCATTCCGTCTGACACATATTCTAATACTATAGACATTCCTGATTGAGCGGAGCTAAAATTTATAACCCCCCTTTGTTTGTCTATAGAAAAAGTTTGATTATTGTTAGCTGTTTCTGTGTTTAATCCAAATCTTGAACCTATTGCAAAATCAAAATACCAACACCCATCTATATTCCAACCCGACTGATTGTCATATGCGCTACTAGAGTTTAAGTAAATACTTTGTGCATTAGATCTAAAAGACATATCTAACTCAGAGTCTTGAGGCTTTAATACATTTCCATCTTGATCATATATAATTTTTCCATCATTGTCTTGTAAATAAGTGCTCGCCCATCCTGTTTGTATGTTTTCTGTTAATGGTCTTAATACTCCATTTACATATTGAGACATTCTCACCCAATTAACATAATCTGAAGGTAATATAAATTTAAGCTCATCGCCTAAGTCCATTTGAAGTATCTTTACTTCTTTCATTGCATCATAGTTCAATTCTTGAACCCCACGTTTTGCATGAAATAATATTTGATACCTTTCTATATTATTTATAAGAGATAAGTTTCCTTGATACATCAACATAAAATTATTGACAATCTCGTCTAAAGAAATATATTGATAAGAACCCCAATTTTTAGATTCTGGAACTCCTCCTGAGTTTGCGTAATATGCGTAATCGTTTATATAAGCCATATCTTATCCTTGTGTTTGGTTATCTTCATTCGTTAGTGCATTACCAAATTGATAAACTTGAGGTTCTCTAATCTCTATACCTATATACTGACATATTTTAGCCACTATTCCTGGCTCATCAGATAATGGTAATTCAAAATCCTGATAATCAATTGCTGCTGAATTAAATAACGGCGTTCCGTTAGATAACGTTGCATAAGTCCAGTTTGGTGGTATAGGATACCTAACATATTCAACAACTACAGTTCCTTCTGTTGTTATTGTTTCTGGATATACCGTTATACTATTACCTAATTTACCTGTTGTTGATTGTCCTATTATATTACTTGTAGCTCCTCCTAACACATATGCAGGATAACCTGTAGATGGTGTTGTTAATGGTGAATTATTTAGGTAAAATATTTTATTTTGATTTACTCTTTCAGCTTCTACTATACCAGTGTTAGTAGCAATAGCAAATGTATTACCACTTGCAGCAGCTGGAACTGCCACAGGAAATATATTAGAACTTAACGTTAATTGCGTTTGACTATCTACACTTACCACATACGCACTAAACCCCGCGTAAGTACTTATTGAAGATGTGTTAAATATTATTTGACCCACTTTTACTCCGCTTGTGACAAAAGTTGCTGTAGAGTCTCCTACTTGGTTTACAACTGTATTTAAATTATTTACACCTGATACTATAAAATTTGGATAATAGTTTATTTTATTTATAAAATAATAATCTTCTGGTAAAAAATACAAATTGTTAGCTTGCTTTATTAATCCTTTAGTTACCGAAAAGCTATCTATAACTTCAACCAAACCTTTAACTATATCCGCATATCCTGTCCCTGAAGCTCTCTGAGTTTGTTTTACTATCCAGCTATTATACTGATAAAAATAGTCCTCAAATAAATCCATTTGCGCTTGCTGCGCATATAGATTAAAATCTTGTGGAGCTATATACCCATAATTGTTTTTATTAGCTATAGCTAAAACAGTATTTCTTACTGAGTTAATCATTTTAAATTCTTTTTACAAATATAGTCAAAAAAAAAAGAGGCTACTTTTTTAGTAACCTCTCTTTTGTTCGATAAAACTAAAATCCTAAGATTGTTAGCTAGCAGCTTTAACACCTGTAGCAATTGATAAAATTGTTGTTGGTGGATAACCTGATGAAGCAGCTTTAGGGTAAGTCCCTGGAGTGAACACTGGTTGTTGCCAAGACAATGTCATTGCAGTTTCGATAGACTCATTTAAAAAGTTCTTCCAACTAAATGCGTCATAAGCAGCAGCGGCTAAAGTAATCGTTGAAGATTGAACCACAGACGCTTGTGTTACATCAAAAGTTGCTTGTGAAGGCCCATTTTCTATTGGTACTTGAGCAGGAACTGTAGCAATACTAGCACTAGAAATGCCTTTGTAAAAAATCTGAATAACAGTTGTACTTTCTTGTTTAACCTCCATAATGTCGTTAATAGAGATTAGTTTAAAGCCAGAGTCAGTACCTGTTCCGGCAATGTTTAATTTGAGAAATTTATCCATAATTAAAAATGTTAATGGGTTAATAAAGTACAAAGATACCAAAAAAAAACCACCTTTTTTGGAGGTGGCTTTCTATTTACCATCCGAAGAGGGCAAGTAGCCTTAGATTTACAGATTACGCTAATAATCTGAAGACGTAGACATTTGAGTGACTTAGTTGTAAATATAAAAAATATTTATCTTTTAAACAATTAATCTTTTTTTAAGCGTTTCTTCAAGAACTTATAAGCTTCAATACCATCATCACTTTGTAAATATGAAGATGTTACAAAATAAGGATCTTCATTAAAAGGGATTGTTAACATTTTCTTTTTGTTTCCAGGTAAATTATAATAAACATCTTTATTGTTGTTTCTTAAATTAAGAAATCCAGCATCAAAGAACTGATGTACTTCGTTTTGTAATT